GATATGGAGCAAAGAAGATTTACATTGTAAGGTCATAGATAAAGAAAATATTAAATGGTTAAAAAAAACAACATTGAGAACTGAATTAAGCTATTGGTGCAAGAACCTTATTATAATTTAATACTACACAATACTACAAACGGATGCAGAGAGGAGGTTTATATCTTTGGAAGCTAAAGCAAATGATAATCCAATACCTAAGATAAAACATGATGGCCAAGTAGCTTTTGCAACAGGAAGTAGCAAAACATCAAAACAGTGGAAAAACAAAAATATTCTTTACTCAGCCTTAGTTGAAAAGTTAAGCCATACAACAAGAACACCTGAAACTTATGCAGAATATAAGAAGATGCCAAAGACTGATAGAGACAGAATTAAAGACGTTGGGGGATTTGTAGGTGGTGGTCTAAAAAATGGTCGTAGAAAGGCAGAGAACGTTGCTAACAGAACTTTACTAACATTAGATTTAGATTATGTTGTTGGTGATGTATGGTCAAGTATAGAACTTTTATGTGACTTTTCGGTTACTATGTATTCAACTCATACTCATGCATCTGATAACCAAAGATTAAGACTTGTAATACCTTTAAGTAGGCCAGTTCTTCCAGATGAATATCAAGCTATAGCTAGAATGATTGCAGATGATTTAGGTATAGATCAATTTGATGATACAACCTATGAACCATCAAGATTAATGTATTGGCCATCAACTAGTGCAGATGGTGATTATGTATTTAAAGTACAAGATTTAGAGTGGCTTAACCCTGATGATGTATTAGATAGATACACATTTGGTTGGGAAGATGTAAGTTATTGGCCAGAGAGCTCAAGGGCAAGAGCAAAGTTAAATTCAGCTATTAAGAAGCAAGAGGATCCTTTAGAAAAGAAAGGTGTTATAGGTGCATTTTGCAGAACCTATTCAATAAGTGAGGCAATTGCAGAGTTTTTAGAAGATATTTATACTGCAGGTGCTGACGATACCAGATATACATTTACAGATGGAAGTACTTCAGGCGGATTAGTTATATATGAAGATAAATTTTCATTTAGTCATCATGGGACAGACCCAACTAGTGGAATGTTATGTAATTCATTTGATTTAATAAGGATTCATAAATTCGGTGATTTAGATGATAATGCAAAAGAAGATACACCTGCTAATAGACTTCCTTCATTCACTAAAATGACCGAGTTTGCTGCTAATGATAAGAAGGTTAAAGAAACTTTAGGTAAAGAACGTATGGACAAGGCCCAAGAGGATTTTGACACAGTTATAACAGATGAAGAAGTAAACACAGAGTGGCTTGAAAGACTTACTTATACAGAACAAGGCAAGATAAAAAGTACAATAAGTAACTTCTCTTTAATAATTGAAAATGAGCCATTACTTAGAAATAATATAGCTTTCAATGAATTTTCTAATAGAGCTGTTATAGTTGGTAGACTTCCTTGGAGAAATAAGAATAACAAAGATGATTGGAACGATACTGATGATAGTGGACTTAGAGAATTTATAGAAAAATATTATCAAATAAGTAGTACTGCAAAATGTGCTGATGCATTAGCATTAAGTTTTGAAAAACATTCATTTCATCCAATAAAAGATTATTTAAATGATCTTACATGGGATGGAGTTGAAAGAGTTAATACATTATTTATAGATTACCTTGGTGCAGAAGATTGTAGTTATGTAAGAACAGTATCAAAAAAAGTATTAACTGCAGCAGTTGCAAGAGTATTTGTTCCAGGCATTAAGTTTGATAATATGCTCATACTCAGTGGTAAACAGGGTGTAGGTAAAAGTACCATAATTAAAAAATTAGGTAAGGACTGGTATAGTGATAGCTTATCTACTGTAAGTGGTAAAGAAGCTTATGAACAGCTACAAGGAGTATGGATACTAGAAATGGCTGAAATGATGGCCACAAAGAAAGCTGATATTGAAGCAACAAAACATTTCTTAAGTAAGACAGAAGATATATACAGAGTTGCTTATGGAAGGCGTACAAGCAGATTTCCTAGACAATGTATATTCATAGGAACTTCAAATGAACATGAGTTTCTAAGAGATAGTACAGGTAATAGAAGATTTTGGCCAGTTGATATTGCAGTAAACAAACCTAATAAAAATGTATTTAAGGATTTAGATAATGAAGTAGATCAAATATGGGCCGAAGCTTTGGAGTTATTCAAGAACCATGAGCCTTTATATCTAAGTTATGAAGAAGAAACGGAAGCTAAGAAACAACAGGAATCACATTCAGAAGAAAGTGCAAAAGCAGGTCTTATAGAAGAATATTTAAACAAACCTATTACTGATGATTGGTATGGCTTAGATATATCACAAAAGAGAAGCTATATACATGGTGGAGAATTTGGAGAAACACCTGCAGGTGATATTACAAGAAGTAAAACTTGTGTAATGGAAATATGGTGTGAACTATTCAACGGTGAACCTAAGATGCTTACACCTATTATGTCTAGAGAGATAAATGATATTTTAAAAGGCATAGAGGGGTGGAAGTCGTATGAGGGTAGATTAAGATTTGGAAAAACCTATGGCACTCAAAGAGCCTTTGTGAGGGAGCAGCATGGAAGAATGTAAAATTGAAAAAAGATTAATTAAGCAAGTAGAGAAAATAGGTGGTAAGGCTTATAAATGGAACCCCAATGGAGTAATAGGAGTTCCAGATAGAATGGTGCTCTTACCTGGTGGAAAAGTAATATTTATAGAACTTAAAGCACCAGGTAAGAAGCTTAGAAAGATTCAAGAGCATAGAGCTAAAGAACTTAGAGAGTTAGGCTTTCAAGTTGAGTGTTTAGATACAGTTGAGAAAGTAGATTTATTTATTGAAAAATTAACCCAATAAAATTGGATCTTTGAAAATTTAATAAAGTTGAAGTTTATTTATGTTTAATATAAACAATTACAAATATGTTATAATTTATATAAATATAAATAGATGGGAGTAAATTATTATGGCATATGATGAATATTTGAAAACAGTTAGCGAAAAATTTGCAAATCTTCTTTCTGAAATACGAACTGAATATAATTTTGACAACGGAGATGAGTTTGAAATAGCTTTATGCAAGGCTTTTAGAATCATATTACCGTCAAAATACGGGATATGTAGGGGATTTGTTGTATCGATTGATGGAGAGAAAAAAGGAGATGACATTATAATTTTCAATCAAGAAAGATTTCCAACTCTACGTTTATTAGATGATAACAATTATGCACAAAAACAACAAATTCCTATTGAAGCAGTATATGCATATATTGAGGCTAAGAATATATTATGTATAGAAGATGATGGTGGTCAAAGTCTTAGGAAGGCATTAAAACAAGTATCTGATATAAAAATGATGAAAAGAGAACAAGTTCCATTAAATAAAGTTGGGAATATTATATTTAAAGAAAATATGACTGCAACTTGGTGTCATGGTTGGCCAGAATATCGAAATCCAATATATACTGCTATAATTTCAAATGGGGCAAGAAGTAAAGAAGGAAGAAAATGTTTAGATGGTTGTAAAATTTCTAATGAATTGATAGAAGAAATGAATAAAATAGATATTAGAAATATACTTTTGCCAGATTTAATGATTGTTGGTCAAGATAATATATGTTTGCCAGTAATTGATGATAAATATATATCTCCATTTTATATAAAAGAACAATCAATGCTTGCAGCATTTTTCCGTAAAGACTTATGTTTTGGGATAGGTATATCAAGTATGTTTTATGCATTTGATTCAATAGAATTAGGATCTGTGAAGTGGACACAGGTTCTTGCAGATGGACTTGGGATAGGTTTTGAATAATAATAGAATATTATATTTGCACAAGAAAATGCTATATTCGCTCCAATGAATATAGCATTTTCTTATTTATTTTAGGAGAAAGAAGGTGACGTTTGTGAACTTTAAAGCATGGAGTTATCAAGAATATGCAATTAATCATGTAATGGATCATAATGCTGCAGGTTTATTCCTAGATATGGGTATGGGGAAAACTGTAAGCTCATTAACTGCCATAGATAATCTAATATTCTTAGGTGATGCTCATAAAACATTAGTTATAGCACCAAAAAGAGTTGCAGAAGATACCTGGTCAACAGAAGTTGAAAAGTGGGATCATCTTAAAGACTTAAAAATATCAATAATCCTTGGGACTCCAAAGCAAAGAAGTGAAGCAGTTGAAGTTGATGCAGATGTATATGTAACAAATAGAGAGAATGTAGTTTGGTTAGTTGATACCTATTTTAAATCATGGAAGTGGGATACTTGTATCATAGATGAGTTAAGTTCCTTCAAGAGTGCAAAGGCTAAAAGATTTAGAGCATTAAGGAAAGTAAGGCCCTACTTTAAAAGAATCATAGGTTTAACTGGAACACCTGCACCTAATTCATTAATAGATCTATGGCCACAATTATATCTTCTAGATGGTGGTAAAAGGTTAGGGAAGACTATCACAGGATATAAGGAACAATACTTCACACCAGGTGATAGAAACCAACATATTGTTTATAACTGGAATTTAAAAGATGGTGCAGAAGATGCAATCCATGAAAGAATAGGTGATATATGTATTTCAATGATGGCCAAAGATTACTTAGATCTACCAGAAAGAATTGATAATAAAATCGAGATTAAGTTACCTGAAGAAGCTAAGAAAAAGTACAAGCAATTAGAAAAGGATCTAGTCATTGAATTAGGCGATGAAGATATAACAGCATCTAATGCAGCAGTACTTACTGGCAAGTTACTTCAAATGGCCAATGGTGCAATCTATTCAGAATCTAAAGAAGTTGTTGAGATACATGATGAAAAACTAAATGCATTATTAGATATTATAGAAGCAGCCAATGGTAAACCAGTTCTTATCTTCTATGCATTTAAACATGACTTTGATAGAATAGTTAGTTTCCTAAATTCTAAGAAATTAAAAGCTGCAGGTTTAAAAGATTCAGCAGATATTAAGAAATGGAATAACGGAGAAATACCAATACTGTTATTACATCCGGCATCTGCAGGCCACGGTTTAAATCTTCAATATGGTGGAAACATTCTTGTATGGTTTGGACTTACCTGGTCACTTGAATTATATCAACAAGCCAATGCCAGAATACACAGACAAGGGCAAAAGAATATTGTAATCATTCATCATCTAATAGCTAAAGGGACAGTTGATGAAGATGTAATGAGGGCCTTAAGTAATAAAGAAGTTAACCAAAATGTACTTTTAGAAGCAGTAAAAGCAAGATTAAAAGATAGTGTGTACAACGTGAACACAAATAGTTAAACCTTTGAAATTAATGCGATTAGGAGCAATTGAGCGTGTACAAGATAGATTTTACAATATTTAGAATGGTGAACAATGTATACAGAAATTTTTGCCATGTTCACGCTATTGTTCACATGCTTAAAACAGTAGTAGCAAGGTCTAAGGGTGTAACGTGTACAATGTGAACAATAATATATTATATATTAGTATTTATATAAATAGAGATAATGCGCGCGAGCCTACACGCCTAATACACGTATACGCGTACAAAGGGAAATTTGGTTCACGTTGTCACACCTAAAATATGGAAGGAGAATGAACACAATGGGAATTAAAAAACAATTTTCGAATATGGAAGATATCAAGAAATTAGGTAAGCTACTAAGAATTGCAGATATAGCACTACAAGAAAGTTTGGTTATATCAATAAATTCATTAAATAATACAGATAAATTAATAAAAAGAATTCAAAATATTAACTATAAAATTTCAAAGTTGAGATCGGATATAGACAATGACTTAATTAGAATTATGGAGCAAGAGCTGTATAGATCAACTGAAAATAAGGAGTTAAATAAACTGATTTACCCTGATATTGATAATGAGAAGTTTATAGAATCATTAAGCTAAAAATTTAAATTGAAGGTAGGAAATAGTAGGATATGAAGTTATTAATGCATGTACTAAAAAGAAATGAGAAGTTAAAAATAGATAATACAGCATTATCATTAAATCAAATAGCCAGTAAATTAACTGAAGAATATAGCGAGGTTGTTGAAGCTCTGGAAAACTACTATCAAGATAAAACCCTTAGAAACTTAAAGGAGATCATAAGAGAAACTTTTGATTTAATTCAGATGTGCATCTTAATTCTTTGGAGATGTAACAGAATAGCCAGAGATCTTGATGAACCACTTTTAATTAAGGATATTAACATTGAACATAAGGACAAGTTAGCAGCAAGAGGATGGACTATAGTAACTGGTATTGAGATTGATATAAAGGAGTAAGTGCACTATGATTAATACAGCAATAGAAGAGATCAGGCAAAGAATAGATAATAATATAAAAGCTTTATGTGATTTAGATGAAAAATATTTAAAGGCCTATTGTCCACAAGATACACCAACAGGAACAAGTTATACTGATTATGATGCAATACATGGGGGTAAGAAAGAGCACAGAATAGAAGATTATTACAAAGAGAAACAAAGGCTATCAGCATTAATAGAATTAGATGAGCATTTGATAATATCAATAGGGTTACAGGTTGATGATAATGAGTATTTAGATCTACTAAAAAGCAATGATCAAAAGGTCAAATACTTAAGATGGGTCAAGGGCTATACTCAAGCTAAAACAAGTGAAATTCTTGAAATAAGTGAGAGGCAAGTTATAAGAATAGAAAATAAATTAAAAAAATTTCAAATGTCATGATAAATGTCATGTTCATGTCATGGTGTATTGCTTTTGACTCATGTATACTGATATTAAGACAAATTAGGTTTGAACAAAAGACGAAACATAATTACCCCCTAATTAAATAAAGATTATAGACCAGTAGAAACCAAAAATATATTTTGAAAGGAAGTGGAATCCCCCATGACTTTATAGTATATAAGTGTATCTACTGGTTTATTTTATGATTATTTGTAACGTTTAGAAGGAATTCACCAACTTTTGTATAATTGTATTATATGAGAGGTGGGAGTTAAATGGAGTTTTTAAAAAGTCATAAGGATGCTATTATGTTGAGTGCACAGATAATTATGTGGTTTATTTCATTGGTAATAAGTTATTTTATCGGTAAAGGTTCAAAAAAAGAAATAAAAAAATCAATTTTATATTCTATAAAACAGGAATTGAGAGATAATCTAGCACTAATAGATGGGAATATAAACTATTGTGAATTAAACAGTGTTGATCAAATAGATTCTACAGAAGTAGAGGTCAAACTAAAATCAAATAAGTGGGACACTTGTTTATCACAAATATCATACATAAAAAATAAAATAATATTAGATAAATTATCTGATCACTATAGACATATATCAATGACACAACTAAAGGAAAAACAGTACGTGCCAATAATATTTTTAAGAGATATGAAAGATAAATCCGAGGAAATTTTAGAATTAATTAATATAGAACTTAAGGATCGTAAATAAAAGGTCCTTTTTTATTTCAAAGAAAGTGAGGTGGCATTAATGGCCAAGTTAACAGCAAAGCAAAAGTTATTTTGCAATGAATATTTAATAGACACTAATGCCACCCAAGCAGCAATAAGATCTGGTTACAGTAATTCATATGCCAATAAAAAAGCTTTTTTATTATTGGATATACCACATATAAAAGCTTATATAGATAAACGTATGAAAGATAGAGAAAAGAGAACTGAAATAACACAAGATAGGGTATTACAAGAGTTTGCTAAGATAGCTTTTGCAAATACAACTGATTATGTTGAAGTTAAGGATATGGGCCAGTATAAAATGGTTAGTGTAAAACCCACTAAGGATATGACACCAGATCAAGTGGTAGCTATAGCAGGTATAAAACAAGGTGCTAATGGCATAGAGATTAAACTCCATGATAAGGTTAAAGCTCTTGAAGACATTGGAAGACATTTAGGTATGTTTAAAGATAAGGTTGAGGTTAGTGGTAATATCAATAACCCATATGAGGGATTAACAGTAGATGACCTTAAGAGGCTGATTAATGATGGATAAGGAGGCTTTTATGTATGATAATATATAAAATAACCAATTTAATAAACGAAAAGATATATATAGGACAATCGAAAAGAACAATTCAAGATAGAATGCCAGAACATATTTATGATAAAAGAAGAATCGTAGGGCAGGAAATTTGTAAATATGGGGTAGAAAATTTTAAGATAGAAGTAATTGATAAAGCTGATTCAGTTGAATCCTTAAATGAAAAGGAGAAATACTGGATTGGCTTTTTTAATTGCATTGCTCCATTCGGATACAACTTGCAATATGGAGGGCAAAACGGTAAAGAGTGCGATATTACAAGACATAGAATTAGTAAGAATAATGGTATGAAGGGAGTACGTTCTGTAAACGCTAAAGAGGTTTTATGCAAAGAGACCGGGAAGACATTTCCCACTATAACTGATGCTGCAATTACATATGGGCTAAAGAGCAAAAGTAATATAGTTGATTGTTGCAAAGGGCTTGTGAAGCATGCAGGCAAATTGAATAATGGAATCATGCTATCGTGGGAATATGTGATGTCAGATGGATAAGGAACTAATTAAATTAGGAGCTCAGTGCGAATTAGCACGTAGGGAGTTCTTTTTTTATTGCAATTTAAAATCACCTGACTTTTATAAAACAGATAGACAATATCTAATGGATATGTGTAATGATCTGCAGGAATTTTATGAGGGTGATGATGAGGTATTAATACTTAATGAGCCACCAAGACATGGTAAATCAAGAACAGCAGGTAATTTTGTTGAATGGGTATTAGGTAAGAGTCAAATTGAGAAGGTAATGACAGGATCCTACAATGAAACCTTATCCACTATGTTTTCAAAAGGTGTAAGAAATACTATTCAGGAAGTTAAAGCAGATAAGTATAAGCCAGTTTATTCTGATGTATTCCCTGGTGTGAATATAAAGCGTGGTGATGGTGCCATGAATCTATGGAGCTTAGAGGGTGGTTATAATAATTACCTTGCTACATCTCCTGGAGGAACAGCAACAGGCTTTGGTGCTTCATTAATGATTATAGATGATTTAATTAAGAGTGCTATGGAAGCTAATAATGCTGATGTACTAGAAAAACATTGGGATTGGTTCACTAATACAATGCTTTCAAGACTTGAAGAAGGTGGAAAGATAATAGTTATCATGACCAGATGGCATAGCAATGACTTAGCAGGTAAAATGATTGATTGGTGCAAAGAACAAAAAAAGAAATTTAAGCATATTACCATGAAAGCCATTCAAGATGATAAGACAATGTTATGTGACGAAGTTTTATCTTATAAGAGTGCTATGAGTAAAAAAAGTGCAATGGGTGCTGATATATTCAGTGCCAATTATCAACAAGAGCCAATTGATATCAAGGGCAGATTGTATAGCAGTTTTAAAACATATACAGTGTTACCAAAAGATGATAAAGGAATGCCATTATATACAGCTATTAGAAACTACACAGATACGGCTGATAAAGGTGAAGATAATTTATGTTCAATTGATTATATTGAGTATAACAAAGAAGCTTATGTAATTAATGTACTTTATACCCAAGAGCCTATGGAAAAGACAGAACCTGCAGTAGCTAAAATGCTTTATGAAGATGGAGTTAACAAAGCTGATATTGAAAGTAATAATGGTGGTGAAGGTTTTGCAAGAAATGTTAAAAAAATTCTAAGATATACACATAATAGCAATAAGACAGTTATCAAACCTTTCCATCAATCTAAGAATAAGATATCAAGAATATTAAGTAATGCTACTTGGGTTATGGATCATGTGTATTATCCTGTAGGTTGGAATAATAAATGGCCAGGATATTATGATGCAATGGTTAAATATCAAAGAGAAGGAAAGAATAAGCATGATGATGCACCAGATGCTACAACAGGAATAGCCGAAAAGATTAATAACCCTAATGGAATGGGAATATTGAAATAAAGGAGGTGATAGTTTATGCAAGAAAAATTAGAAGAAACTATTGAACGGTATAAAAAGAATGATAAAGAATTTATTATTCAAGAGATAATGAAAATCTTTTATGAATCAACAGAAGATGATATAAAGTTATATGCTCTGAAAATTTTAAAGGAAATTAGGTAGTATATAGTATTATACTACCTAATAGATTGATTACTTAATTGAAACTTCACCATCTTTATAATTAATTTCATTGTTAATTATTGGTAGTGTTGCTAATTTAGCTTTTATGGAAGTAATTGTTTCTATATCTTCAAGTTTGATTACTTCAGAATAATAAAATGAACCAATTGAAGATACTAGTAGAAGTTTTACAAACCATTTATTATTGGCAGGTTGATCAAAACCTGCATATGCTCCAGTAAAATCTTCATAGCTGTGCCCCATTAGTTTGTATTGAACATTATCTTTTTTCATTTGCTCAACAAAATCGTAAAATGGTGAAAAAGATTTAAAACGTATCATAATTATAATGCCCCTTTCTGGTATATTTGGTATTGAAATACCATGTTTACATTATAAGGACAAGCCCAAAATATTGCAATATAATAAGGTGGTGAATTAAATTTGGATTTAGAAATACTTAAAAATCTAATTAAGAATAATGCAATATCTCATAGTGAAATGGTTAGCAAGGTTACAGTGGCTAAAAGATATTATGAGAACAAGAATGATATATTATTTGCACCAGTTAAAGAAGATGCAACCGAGAACCCATTAAGAAATGCAGATAATAAAATATCAAGTAAGTTCCATGGACTTTTAGTAAATCAAAAGGCTAGTTATTTGTTTAGTGCTCCGCCTTTATTTGATATTAAGACTGAATCTGCCAATAAGACAATAGCTGAGACTTTAGGTGACGATTACTCAAAGACTTGCAAAGATTTATGTATTAATGCAGCTAATGCGGGTATGGGTTGGTTACACTACTGGATAGATGAAGATGGAAAGTTTCAATATGCAGCAGTAGATACAGAACAAATAATACCAATATGGACGAAAAGCCTTAAGAAAAAACTATTGGGAGTCCTAAGGGTATACCAAGAATTATCTGATGAAGGCGATAATTACGATATTTATGAGTATTGGAATAAAGAAGAATGCCAAGCCTTTAGAAAATTAACTTCTGATACTGAATTTGCTGATTTGGAAGAACATTATATGTTTACTAGTTTTATTGTAGATGATAATTCAGCAGAAGAAAGCAGTTTATTTAAACATGGCTTTGGTGAAGTTCCATTTATACCATTTGGTAATAATAATATATGTTCTAGTGATCTAGATGATGTTAAACCACTAATAGACGTTTATGATAAGGTCTTTAGTGGTTTTGTTAATGACCTTGAAGATATTCAAGAAATAATATTCATTCTTACAAATTATGAAGGCGAAAATCTTGGAGAGTTCTTAAGCCAGTTAAAGAAATATAAGACAGTTAAGGTTGAGAATAATGGAGAAAGTGATAAGAGTGGACTTCAAACACTTAGCATTGATATTCCCATAGAAGCAAGAAAAGAATTGTTGTCTACTACTAGAAAAGCAATCTTTGAACAAGGCCAAGGAGTTGATCCACAACCAGATAAATTTGGAGATACTTCTGGAGTAGCTTTAAAATATCTTTATTCTCTATTGGAACTAAAAGCAGGATTAGCGGAAACAGAATTTAGGTGTGGCTTTGGTGATTTAGTAAGAGCTATATGTAAGTATCTTAAAGTAGAATGTAAAACGATAGTTCAAACATGGACTAGAACAGCAATACAGAATGATAAAGAGCTTGCAGATATATGTGTTAACAGTGTAGGTTTATTAAGTAATAAAACTATATATGCACATCACCCATTTGTTGAAGACCCAGAGTTAGAAGTTAAGGAAAAAGAGGAAGAAGATAAAAAGTCTCGAGATGCTTATTCAACTCCACCTAGGAAGAATAATAATATTGATAATAATTCAAATAATGATAATTTATCTACGGTAGGTGGCGTAAATGTCGAGTAAGAACCCGGGCAGATCGTATTGGCAAAAGAGATTTGAGCAGCTTCAAGAATCATTGTTGAATAAATCGGATATCTACTACGATGATTTAGACCGGATATATAAAATGTCTAGTACAAGTATACAAAAAGATATTGATTCATGGTATAGAAGACTTTCTAAAAACAATGTTCTTACTCTACCACAGGCAAAAAAGTTATTAGATGATAATGAGTTGAAAGAATTTAAATGGACAGTTCAAGAGTATATAAAATATGGAGAAAAGAATGCTATAAATCAATACTGGATGGATGAATTGGAAAATGCCTCATCAAGATATCATATTTCTAGACTAGAAGCTCTACAAGTACAGTTACAGCAACAAGTAGAGGTTTTGTTTGGTAATCAAATAGATAGTGTAGACAAACTTACAAAAGACATTTATACAAATGGCTATTATAAGAGTGTTTTTGAAATTCAAAGGGGATTTGGAGTTGGATTTAGTTTACAGGCATTTAATAGTAATGAATTAGAAAAAGTAATTTCTAAACCTTGGACAGATGATGGAACAAACTTTAGTAAGCGAATATGGGGAGAGTATAGACCACAACTAGTTAATACAATTCATACTGAATTAACTCAAATGCTCATACGTGGTGATGGTCCAGATAAAGCAATTAAAAATATTGCTCATAAGTTTGATACAACTAAGGCAAGAGCAGGTAATTTGGTAATGACAGAAAGTGCATATTTCAGTAGCTTAAGCAGAAATGATGCTTACAAACAATTGGGCATAGGTGAATATGAAATAGTTGCTACTTTAGATAATAGGACTAGTGCTATATGTATAAGTTTAGATGGTGAACACTTACCATTATCGGGTTATGAGCCTTGGGTAACGGCTCCACCATTTCATAACAGGTGTCGGACTACAACTTGTCCTTACTTTGATGATGAATTTGAATTTGATACCAAAAGAGCTGCAAGAAATAGCGATGATAAAACTTATTACATCGATGGAAATATTACTTATCCAGAATGGGAAAAGAAATTTATTGTATGAAAGGTAAGGGTGATTTAATTAATCTCGTGAGAGTCTAACGTTATAGGCTTATTTTTATTTATAGGAGGAAAATCAATGGCAAGAACAGATGCTAATGTGAATTTAAATTTAAGATGCAGCTTTAAACCTTATAGAAAACCACCGTTAGGATTAAAACCACGAAGAATATGCTTAGAGGGAAGAATAGTAGAGATTCAGAACACGATTAATAGATATATTGAAGCTAGAAAACCTATCCCAAACGAATGGACAGAAGAACTTATAGAATCTATAAACCAATTAAATAATGAATATAGAAAAGTTAATTAAGTCTTAGAAATAAGGCTTTTTATTTCACTCTCTTTTTAAAGTTTTGCAGAGAATAAAGAACAAAGGTAGTTCTACAATACCTGGAGAGCAGGAATAAAAATCTATTAGAAAAAGGAGAGATAAAAATTATGGAATGGTTAAAGAAATTAATTGAAGAAGCAAAGAAGAATGAGGATAGAAGTATAAATATTGAGGACTTAATGAAGTCAATTAATGTTGAGTTTCCAAAGAATGCAGTACCAAAAACAACCTTTAATGATACTAATGAGTTATTAAAAACAGCTAATACAACAATAGATGATTTAAAGAAAAATAATACTGATAATGAGGAATTACAAAAGACTATTAAAACTCATGAAACTACTATTGAAACTATAAAAGCTGATGCAGATAATACAATTAAATCATTACTATTAAAGGATAAGCTTAGAGATTTAGGCGTAAAAGATGCTGATTATTTAATCTTTAAGCATGGTGGAGTAAATAAATTTAATTATGATGCTACTGGCAATGTAATAGGGTTAGATGAAGTCATAAAACCTTATAGAGAATCAATGCCTTATAACTTTATTACTGGGAAAATACAAACAACATATGATCCAGCGGGTGGTGAAAGTTCTAAAGGCGTAAATCCATTTGCAAAAGAAACATTTAATTTAACAAAACAAGGTGAATTAATTAAAACAAACCCTGTCCAAGCTAGAGAACTAGCAGCAGCAGCTGGAGCAAAGGTAAATTTTTAAATTAGAGGAGATGTATAAAAATGGCAGCAACAAAAATTAGTAATATTATAGTACCATCGGTTTTTAATCCTTATGTAATTCAAGAAACAGTGAGATTAGATGCATTCGTACAAGCTGGAATAGTGGTAAATGATCCGTCTTTAGATGCACTAGCTTTAAGTGGTGGTGTATTACTTAACATGCCTTACTGGAATGATTTAGATGGAGATTCAGAGGAATTAAGTGATTCTGCATCTTTAACAGTAAATGCTATTACAGCAGGTCAAGACCAAGCTAGATTACACATGAGAGGTAAAGCATGGGGAGTTAATGACTTAGCAAAGGCTTTAAGTGGTGATGATCCAATGAGTGTTATAGGTTCAAAAGTAGCAAAATACTGGATCGGTGAAAGAAGTAAAGCAGTATTTAAGTCTTTAAAAGGAATAGAGACAACTCTAACAGGTTCAAATGTATATGATATTTCAGCAGGAGCTGGTGCAGCCGCTGTAATAAGTGTGGGATCTGCATTAGATGCCAAGCAATTACTAGGAGATAATGCAAAAAAATTAACTGGAATTGCAATGCATTCAGCAACATTTACTAAATTACAAAAGAACAATGAAATTGATATGGTTCCTGATTCTGAAACAAAAGTTGAAATACCATTTTATCTTGGTTACAGAGTTATAGTTGATGATTTATGCCCAGTAACAAGTGGAGTGTATACAACTTACTTATTTGGGCAAGGTGCTTTTGGATTGGGCAACGGAGCAGCACCAGTACCAACCGAAGATGATAGAGATTCTTTGGCGGGTGAGGATATATTAATTAACAGACAACATTTTATATTACATCCAAGAGGAGTTAAATGGACAGAGGCTTCCGTTGTTGGAAAAACTCCAACATTTGCTGAAATTGCAACAGGTTCAAACTGGAGTAAGGTATATGATACTAAGAATATTAGAATAGTAGCATTTAAACATAAATTAGTTTAACAAATAGATTAATTTTATTAGGAGGCGTTGTATGGGATTAGCAGCATTCAACAGAAT